ATGAAAGATATAGTAGGTTATTTGCGTGTAAGCACAGAAGCACAAGACTTTGAGAGACAACGTACCGACATAGATAATTGGTGCAGGGTGAATGATTGGAAGCTCAACAATACATTCACGGATAAACTTTCGGGATTCATCGAAGAACGTGAAGGATTGACAGAACTAAAAGAATATCTTATCACAAACAATATTAAGAATGTAATTGTATGGGAATTGTCACGGTTGGGACGTGACAAATTTAACTTGATGGCTCTGTTCAAATGGTTTGTTGATAACCAAATCAACATCTTTTTCTACACTCAAAATTTTTGGTTGCTTGATGCAAACGGCAATTTAAGTTCAAACGTTTCATTGCAAATTATGATATTAAGTAATTATGCAGAAACGGAAGCATTGATGATTAAAGAGCGAATGAAATCGGGAAAAGAACGTGCAAAAAAAGAAGGTCGTTGGGTGCATGGGCAAATTGCAATCGGGTACAAACTTTCAGACGATAAACGTGTATATATTGATGAAGAAAATGCAAAATATGTACGGCAAGCATTTCAACTCTATGCAAATGGTGATACATCAATTAAACAATTAGCCGTTTACTGCATTAAGAACAATTTCCCATCATCATTCGGAAACTACCAATCATTGAGATTCATATTGAAAAATATGATATATACAGGAGAATTGAATTATGTGAATATTCCTGCAATCATTAATATTGAATTGTATATGAAAGTACAATCAATAATGGAAGAAAAGCACACCAACAAAAATAAAGAATATAATAACAATAAATTCCTGTTAGAAAAACTTGTCACATGTCCGAAATGTGGCGCAAAGTATGGTGGTGGCGGTTCACATAGATATAGTTGTGTAAATCGTGTCAGTTCAAGTGCAAAAGTTAAATGTAAATCACCGTCTTTTGATGTCAGAGTACTTGATGCAATTGTATGGTACATTACAAAACAAATTGCAGCAGCACAAGAACTATATGTACAAAGCAATGAAGAACAAATTAAAGATTTTGAGCAACAAAAAGAACTACTAAATTTCAAATTAGAAACGCTTGAAAAGAAGAAGAAAAAACAAAATACTAAATTTGATTTAGATGCAATTTCAATTGATGAATATAAAGTTATCATTAAGAATCTAAATTCACAAATCAATCTTCTTAAAAATGAAATTGAATCATTGAACATCAAAATAGAGCAGTCTAATTTTGAAATGCAAAACAACAATAGAGCAACAAGAGTTGCTAATAACATGGAAGCGTTAAACAACTTAAGAGACATTGATACAATGCGCAATCTTATGAAAATTATTTTTAAATCAATCCATGTATATAAATATCACAACAATTTCAACATCATTGAACTTGAAACAAGAATGAATTATATATATTGTTTTTACAATTCACATTCATCACGCAACAAAACATTTACAACAAATATTGCACTTAAACAATGTTGGGACGATGAAAAAAAATTGTTAAATGGCAAAAGCATAGATGCAGAATTTTATAGAGACGGAATACCAATTGAAATAATTAGCGACTATAAATATAAAGTTAAATCGCAAGAAACAATTGATAAAAAGCGAGCACAGGCACGAGAAAGGGAAAGAAGATACAGGGAGAACAGACGAGAAGAATATAACAGGCACGCAAGAGAACTACGACATAAACGAAATGAATTAAAGAAAGAAGCAGAAGAAAGAAGAAATAACATTTCAATAACCAATCCAAAAAGTAAGCCCGAAAATTAATCGGGCTATTTTTTTACCATGTAAACAAAATTTTCTATATTTGTATCGTGACGGGAAAAATCGTCACACGTTAATAGACGTTTAACACTGTACGTAGTAAAACTGGCAAATTGAACTATGTGAGTTACAGGTTGTTAAGCGTCCGCATCTTCGTTTATACGTTTTGTATTACGATACGGGTGCGGACTTGCTTTGCAATGTAACTCAAGGTATTGCCAGTACCTTCTACGCACTTGTACTGTAAGCTCCGCACTTTTTCGTGCGCTTATGGTACATAACAATACAATACACGAATGACGAGAAGCGAATTAAAAAAAATCCTTAAAAAGATGGAACGTACTGATTATCTAAATGCGTTCTATCTTCTTCAATTAATCAACAAAAAATTCAATTTGTCTGTTGATTTTGATAATGTATGTTTTATCAATTCATCTTTTACGCTTCCGATTGCTGCAATATACAGTGTTTTATATACTGATAATACATTGTATATATTAACTAAAAAGAAACATTTACATTGCATTAAAATAGATGCAGAGCATGTTGTATATAATACAAACTATATTTCAATCTTAAATACAATAAAATCATTTTTTAATATCAATTAAATCAATTAATTAACCACTAAAATTTAAAGTTATGAAGAAATTAAATTTATTTGTACTAATTGCAATGTTGTTTAGTGCTACGCTGTTTGTTGTTGCATGTGGCAATGATGATGATGAAACAAAAGACGGTGACGATGTTGCAACGTTAATTGTTGGTAGGTGGCAGTTTACAGAAGGCAACCACCCCGAAGAATTTGAAGAATGTGATTATCAAGGTTGGATGGAATTTAAAGAAGGTGGTGAATACATCGAATTTGATAAGTGCATTAATCAGACGATTAACGGAACATGGGAAATTAATAATGAAGGAAAACTGATTTACAATCAATCGAATGTTCCAATTACATTTAAAATCACTATTAAAGAATTGACAAAAGAAAAGTTAGTGTTGGAAGAAACAATTTTGGGACATACCTCGATTTTGACACACAAAAGAATACAATAAAATAATCCCTAAAATTTCAATTTTTAATGTGTAAAAGAGACACGACAAACACTGTTAAACATAACAAGGTAACAATTCAATATCATCTCAATTTGAAAAAAACGTCCTAAATTGCATCACGCACAAACGCAAAATTTGCCCTGCTATTTTTCCCGTAGCAGGGCTTTCTTTTTATTGCTTCTTCTTCATTTCCCTGTGCAATCTATTATGACATTCAACACATAGCGACATTAAATTTGAATAGTCATAAGCTAGTTCTAACAGTTCAATTTCATTGGTAGCACGCATAAATGATTTGCAATGATGAACGTGTTCGGCAGACGTGATTTTATCACATTTCAAACATTCTTCGCATAGTGGTTGTTCCTGCAATTTTGCCATGCGTAGTTGCTTCCATTTTGCGGAATTGTATATCTTTTGACGTGCTTTTCGCTTCTCGTCATTGGTGTATTTTCGGGCTTTTTTAGGCGGTTTGTTTAGAAAAGGCATAATTGTAGTTGTATTTGGTTGAAAGTTCAATTGGAAGCAAATATACGTCCTTTTGAACCTTGTTTATTTCTTCTTCATCATCTCTATAAGTTACTTCATTCATTTCAATTTGTTTGATTGGAATTTCATCCATGTTGATTTTTGATAGATTCCAAATACAAATAACTCTATCAGCAGGATAAATTGCGATGTAAATTGAAATGTGGTTTTTACAATCTTCTTTCAAATGGTTATACTTTGATACTTCCAAAAAACAATTATTGAAAGCATTAACCATTACATTTCTATTTTTCACTTCAATGTGTAGTTTATGTATATTATTGTTTGTTGTTGCTGTTGCAGTTAAATCCGTATTTGCCGAAATTGGAAGCATTGTATATTCAATATCAGTGAATAATGTATTTAGAAAATCAACAATCATTTTTCTATCTATCATTTCTTGAAAGTCAATTTGCTTTTGATTATTTCTTTTTCTTCTCATAGTACACAATAATTTTTGTAATAAATATTATTAATGCTTGTTTTTGCAATGATAATCTTTGCAATGTTGTATTGTGTAATACTTGAATGAAATTGAAATAGCAATATAGCTATTAGTAGTAAAATTAAGTCTCTCATTATCTTTTGATTTAGATTTGTTATTATTTTTGTCTTATACTAATAAATATCACTAAAAAGGAAAAAAGTGCAACTATTCGCTAATAATTGCACTTTTTAATAACAAAAATAAATTATTTAAATCATTAATACCTTCCGTTTCACAACGTACTAATATAATAATATGAGTAGACTAACTTTAATAAGTTACATATAAATAGTATTTAATTTTCAATTATTGTCAATAGTTGATATAAAAAAAGCATGTAAATTGAATTACATGCTTATCAAGTTTTTGTGTACATTGTTTCTATGATTTTAAAGATTTGAAAAATCAATGGTTATATAAAATTTCGATTCTCCGAGTTCATCTGCTTCTGCTGCAATTGCTTCTGTTTTATATTTCTCCTTGAAATATTCATCACAATCTTTTGCAATCAAATACGTTAAACGACTTTTGAAAAATTCAATCCTTACAAAACATTCATTAACATCAAATTCAATTTCGTAGAAATTTTCATCTTCTTCATCTACATAAGTCTCCATGTGTTGAACACATTCAAAATTAAATGTTACTTCATTAATTAACTCGTCAATCAATTGTTTTTTTTCTTCTTTTTTCATATTGTTCTTTTATTAAAATTAGTACTAAATCTATCTTTAAATCTTACACTCCAAATGTATATTTTTTATTTTTGAAAAACAACTTTATTTGGTACAATCTTCAATATATTTTTCACAAAACACACATCTTTCTTCAATGCTATCAAATGAATTGAGTTTCTTATAAACGTCCGCAATCACATTAAGATTCAAGTTATAGCAATAACAACCAACATTAGCATCTTTGTATCTTGATATTAGTTTCAACATTACTAATTGGTTAATTGCCTTTCTAATTGTATTAATTGAAATATTCAATCTTTCTTTAAAATACTTCAATGATGCAAAATTTCTATTGATGTTGCATAATCGTATAATTTCCGCAAACACAATAAATTCATTGGGATTTAATAAACTAAATATGTACGGATTCATCATCACATAGTTTTCAAAATCATTTTCTTTCATATTCATCTTCTGATTAAATTAATTATTTATATTAACTATCTATTAAGTGAACCGACATTGTTGTCGGTTCGTACTTGTTGAAAATGGCTGGCAACAATAGCGTCAGCAACCATTGAGTTACTAACTTGCATAGCTATATTGATTAGCGTAGCACTCATTTACATAATCAATTTCTTTCTTTGAGAACTTGTATTCTGTTAAGACTTTGTTTGCATCTTCTTTTGGAATAGTTTTCAAGTTATCAAAGATGAGTTTAAGTATTGCAGAACGTTCATCATTGGTTAGTAGCTTCTTTGCAATCTTATATTCATTGATAGCTTTCTTATCTTCATCTCTCATCATATCGTTTTCTGTTTTATAAGTTGAACTATTGGAATCACTATCTTCAATTGTTTCATCGGCAAATATCGTATCAAGCAAATTATCATCAGTTGAAGTATCAACGTCAGTGTTATTTATTTGCTCTCTGTTGAAAGATTTGCTATCAATTGAAGTATCTGTTGTTTTTTCATTTTCAGTTGAAACAGGAGCTTTATTTGAAGTAATAGCGTCAGCAGTTCCATTTGGAATATTACTATCTGTTGAAGTATCATTAAACAACATATCAACAGTTTCATTCATTTCAATTTTATCTTCTGTTTCAATATCTTCAAATACATTTCTATTGAAAGAAGTATTAGCGTCAGCAACTTCATTTAATACATCAACGTTAGTATCATTTTTAGGCTCTTCATTGAAAGATTGTCTATCAGTTGAAGAATCTGTTTCTTTTTCGTTTAAAGTTGGAATATCAGCTTTATTTTCAATATTATCATTATTAAAAGAAGTGTTAGCGTCAGCAGTTCCATTTGAAGTATTATCAATCATTTCGGGAAACATCTTTTGTAAAATATCATCTGTTTCAACAGTTTTTTCAATTTCTACTATATTACTAATATTAGAATCTATATTATCTATTTTATTTAGATTTTCTATTTTTTCTTTTTTATTTAAATTATCTTTATTATATATAGTGGTGGTAGCAACATTGGACGCAATTTGCGTTGAATCTTGCGTTGAATCTTGCGTTGAAACTTGCGTTGAATCTTGCGTTGAAACTTGCGTTGAATCTTGCGTTGAAACTTGCGTTGAATCTTGCGTTGAAACTTGCGTTGAATCTTGCGTTGAAACTTGCGTTGAATCTTGCGTTGAAACTTGCGTTGAATCTTGCGTTGAATCTTGTACTGATTTAGTGTTCACTTTTTTACGTGCTCTTTTACATGGTTCTTCGCTACATGTAGTATCATAAGTTACTTTTGTACCTCTTTTCAACTTTTCAATTCTAACATTAAATTCTTTTATATCAAAAATTGACATTTCATCAAATTCTTTGATTTTATCATAATTGATTTTAAACTCATTGGCAATTTTATTCTTTGCACCTCTTCCAAGTCCATTACATCTTACATCAATAATATCATTAATATAAAGTGCTTCAATGGTACACCGAATATCAGCCCTATCAAAAAGGTATATAGTATCACTTATTTCTTCAATTGACATAAAGAAATAACCGTCAGAGGATAATTTATCTTTCAATTTCCAATAGCTTTCTTTTTGGATGAGGGCTAATAGTAGACTGTATGTATAAACATCACATACATAAAATAAATTCAAAGGTGCAGGGATAAATTGATATTCAATTTTCTTTTCTAAATCTTCCATAAGTTTACAGTTTAGTTAAATCATTATTAAATCAGTTTAGTTCAAATCAGAAAGTAAATGCAAGTAGCCATAAACTGAAAAAAATACTACTTGCAACCGTCTTGCAATCCGTCTTTCTATTATATAAATATATCTTCACTTCCAAATGTACACGTAATTTTGTTAAAATCCAAAGATTTTTCACATTTTCCCACTTTTTCTTTAACAAATATTGATTTTCTCATTATTATACATATTTATATATATAAAAGAACTAATACAATGAGAATCAAAAGTAACGAAGCAAACAAAATTTATTCAATGTACGACACGGAAGTACAAACGACAATGCGATACATACACACTTACTTAATTAAAAAGCATAAAAGGATACAAAACGAGTGGTTGCCGTCACTTTCCATGTTAGCAGACAATTTTTCAATTTTCTACCAATGCAGGGATGCAATCAGAGCAGACGGATTGATGGTGATTGATAGGTTCGGAACATTGGTGAAAAATCCGCTTCTGAAATGTCAAAATGATGCACAAATTCAAATCATCAAGTTATTAAACGAGTTCGGGTTAACGGTCAAATCAGCCGCCAAATTGAACGATGATACAGATGAAGAAGATGATAACAGCCCGTTATCATTATTTTTAAATAATGAAGTAGAAAAACGATAAAACAATGAATAGAATATTAGATAATATTGAAGATTTAGAAACTTTTTTATACGAAGTAAAAAATAAGGTAGATAGTAGTGATAGTAGAGATATTGCGATTGCATTAAAATGCGCATTAACTTCAATTTCAAAATACAATAGAATTAAACGATTAATCAATGAAGCAATAAAGATTGGATATGAATTTACAGAAGAAGAAATTGATGATAAAATAAACGACTTATTAGATGAATGATTCAAATTAATGAACGCAACAACAGACATAACAAACACAATATACTATCAATATATTCAAGATGTATTAAATGATAGAGTTATTGCATGTAAGAGTATTAAACTTGCGTGCAATCGCTTTTTGTCATTCCTTGAAAAAGAACAGTACTATTTTGATGCGAAAGCAGTTGAACGTGTTATCAATTTCATCTCATTAATTCGTCATTATTTGGGAAAACACAACGGCAAGGCGTTTATCCTTCAAGCATGGCAAACACTGATTATTGCAAGCATTTACGGATTCAAATACAAAAAAGATGATACCCGTGTATGTCGGAACGCTTTTATATTGATGGCAAGAAAGAATGGTAAAAGTGCTTTATGTGCTGCATTAAGTTTATATCATTTAATAGCAGATAATGAAGCAGCAGGCGAAATATTTTTTGCTGCAAACAGCCGTGAACAGGCAAAGATATTGCTTTCAATTACTAGCAATTTTGCAAAGAGTTTGGATGCGAAAGGGAAAACAATATCAACATATAGAGACTTAATTAAATTCAAAAATAATTTCATCAAGGTAGTAAGTAGTGATACCAGTAAGTTAGACGGATATAATTTAAGTTTTGCAATAATTGATGAAGAACACGAAGCGAAAGACAGCAAGATGATTGATATTATTAGTTCAAGTATGGGAATGCGTGAACAGCCTTTGTTGGTTGAAATTAGCACAGCAGGATTTAACACTTTTTCAATCTGCAAACAAAAGTATGATACAGCAAAAGAGATATTGAATAAATTGAAAGAAGATGATTCATTGCAAGCGTTCATCTATGAACTTGACGAATCTGATAATTGGGATGATGCGAACACATGGGAAAAGGCTAATCCAAATCTGAATGTAACTGTTACGGCTGACTTCATCCAGTCAGAGATAACGAAGGCAAAAAATACATCAAGTCTTGAAGTATCAGTACGAACGAAGAATTTGAATCAATGGTTATCGACTTCAAATGTCTGGATTGCTGACATACACATCATAAATTCAACACAAAAGCTAAAGATTGAAGATTTTAGCGGTTTATGTTGCTATGTTGGAATTGACTTGTCAGCAGTCAGCGATTTAACTGCAATCTCTTATTTATTTGATACAGACGGAAAATATTATTTCATCAATAAATATTTTCTACCTGCATCTGCATTAAGCGACAATAGTAATGCAGAATTATATAAAAGATGGCAACGCATGGGATTATTGAACGTTACAGAGGGCAACGTTACCGATTACGATTATATATTGAATGATATATTAAAAACAAATAATATCACATATATTGATTCAATTTATTATGATACATGGAACGCAACACAATTTGCAATATCAGCCACAGAAGCAGGATTGAACATGCAACCATATTCGCAAGCAATAGGAAATTTCAATAAGCCTACCAAAGAATTTGAACGACTGATTTTATCAGACAGAATTGTAATTGATGATAATGAAATCACCCGTTATTGTTTTAAAAATGTAGTGATAAAAACCGACCACAACGACAATAGCAAACCAACAAAATCTATCAGACAAAACAAAATAGACGGAACAATAGCAATGTTACAAGCATTAGGCGGACTACTACAACAACCACAATATTCAAATCAGATTTTCACGGTCTGATTGATATTTATCTATATAATATATTATAAAGTATTAATACTATGAATTTCAACATATTCAAACGAAACAAACATAAAGAAGAAAGAGCATTGACATATTATTCAGATGCTTTGAACTTCAATAATTATTCATCATTTTCAGCGAATTATGCAATGCGATTATCAGCCGTTTACAGAGCCGTAGAACTGATAAGTGACAGCGTGGCAATGCTACCAATCTATGTACAATTTGAAGATAAAGACGGATTCAAAACACGTTATACGGAACATTCAGCAAACAGATTATTGAACAACCAACCAAATGAGTTGATGACACGTTATCAATTCATTAAACTAATGATGATTGATGTAATGTTGAGGGGAAATGGTTTTGCATACATTCGTAGAGACGATATAGGAAATTGTATTGAACTTGTTTATTTGCGTCCCGACACTGTTACAATTGATTACAATGAATTAACACGTGAATTAAAATATAGATGCAATACAATCACAGGGATTGTTGAACCTTGCAATATGATTCATTTATTAAAATATAGTAATGATAGTATTCACGGTATTAGCATTTTACAAAATGCAAAAAATACCCTATCATTGACAGCAGATACAGAAAAACAGGCTTCAAACTTTTTTAAAAGTGGTTGTGCTTTATCGGGAATTTTGAAAGTGCAGGGACAATTGTCGGATACACAAAAACAACAAATAAAAAGCAGTTGGAACAGTGCTTATAATGGTGAAGCGTCAGGACTTGCAGTAATTCAAGGTAACATGGATTATCAGAGCATTTCAGTAAACGCAGCAGATTCGCAATTGTTAGAAAGTAGATTGTTCAACGTCAGTGACATTGCACGTTTCTTTTCAATCAGCCCTGTTTTGTTAGGCGACCTTTCTAAATCATCTTACAGCACATTAGAACAATCACAACTGCAATTTTTAAGCCAAACATTGCAACCGTATATTGTTATGATTGAACAGGAATTTAGCCGCAAAATCTTTCGTCCATCTGAATTAAATTTATCAGTAAACATTGATGAAAAAGCGTTGATAATGACTGATAAAGCAGCGTTAGCAAGTTATTATGTGCAAATGTTGCAGAATGGTTTAATGACAAGCAACGAAATACGAAAAGAGTTGGGATTAAGTTCAATCGAAGGCGGTGATAAAACTGTAATGCAAGCACAATACTTACAACAACAATCTAATAACATAGTTAATACACAAACAGATGATACAGAAAATATATAAAAATACAGATTTACTATTTTCAATTGAAATTGGTGATAACAACAACATTATTGATATTGCCGATATTGGTGAATTAACGATGTTGTTTTATACAGATTCAACACCTGTTGAAAACCATATTGTTGTAACTAAAAATGATATTATCAATAATAATCAAATCTTTATTGATAATACAAAATTAGACCTATTGAATGAAGGTTTATTGAAATATAATATCAAATTGAGATTCAACAACACAAGTATCAACGAACCTTTTGATATTGCAAAAACTGTTGAGACGGAATATTTCATCAAAAATGATAATTTCAATGATGGTAGTTGCACAGGTGGTACGGTATCAGACACATATAGCAAAAGCGAGATTGATTTAAAATTATCATTGAAAGCAAATTCAAGTGATGTATATTCAAAAGCAGAAACAAATGAAAGATTGGCAGACAAAGCAAATAAATCTGATTTGCCCGATACTTCAATATTAGCAACAAAGGATGAATTGAATTTGAAAGCTAACAAATCAGATGTATATTCAAAAGTTGAAGTCGATGAAAAGATTGCAGATGCAGGAACGATTGATTTAAGCAACTATTATAAAAAAGCAGAAGTTGATAGCAAATTATCAGTTAAAGTTGATGTGGTTGCAGGGAAACAATTATCTACCAATGATTATACAAATGAAGATAAAACAAAACTTCAATCTTTAAACAATTATGATGATACTTCAATTAAACAATTAATTGCAAACAAGGCTGATATAAACAATGTATATTCAAAATCAGAAGTTGATGCAAAATTTGATAATATTGAACCTGCTGATTTATCAGACTATTATACAAAGAACGAAGTTGATAAAAAGATAGATGATGCAGTAACAGGTGAGATTGATTTAAGTGATTATTACAAGAAGAATGAAGTAGATAACAAGCTATCAGAGAAAGCAAATATTAGCGATGTACCCGACATTTCAAACCTTGCGACTAAAACGGAACTGGCGGGCAAAGCTGACATATCAGACATACCCGACATATCCGCCATGGCGACAAAAGCAGAGCTATCAACTAAAGCTAATTCAAGCGATGTATATAGTAAGGACGAACTTTATACGAAGACAGAAGTAGATAAGAAGATAGCCGACATTCAGACAGGAACAGGAACAACGGTTGACACATATACTAAAAGTCAGATTGACACAAAATTAGCTTCAAAAACAGATGTTAGTAGAACGTCCGCTTTAGAACTGGAGTTATCAACTAAAGCTGATACAGCAGACGTATATAGCAAGAATCAGACTTATAACAGAGCCGAAATTGATGAAAAGATAGCAAGTGCAGGAACAACAGGCGGAACAGGAACAGTCAGTGCAGATGTACTGCATTGGAATGATACTATTGCAAGCGAAGAACGTGCGGAACTATATACCAAATTATATAATAATATCTTTTATCATACTGCATCATTTGTCTTTCTTGATGTACTGGAAGGCAATAAACAATATATAATTGATATTAGTAATTGTTTGATTGAAGGTTCAAAAAATGAAATAAAATTGTACGGTTCTACCATTTCATCATCTGCAACAACTGTTTCAATCTTCAATGTTGAAATAATATTGAAAAAAGATGGAAGTTTCAACATCAATAAAAAAACTTCCGAATTATACAACAAAGCAGAAATTGATAGATTGCTATCTATGAAAACAGACATTGAAACACTTGCAAATAAAGTTGCAGTATTAGAATCTGAAATAAAAAATCCGTCAGAAATGACCGTTGATTGCTCTAAATTTTAATAAAAATGAAATTAGAAAAGAAATTAGATATAAAATTAGATAATGTAATCATCAATAACATTGATGTTGATGATTATGTTACCAAAGACGAATATAATGCAAAAGTTGAAGAACTAAACAAGGATATTAAAGATTTAGAATCTAAAGTAATTGATTGGTCTGAATTAGGCTATGATGAGCAGCCCGAATCTTTAAACAAAGATATTGAATATGCAAAATCAATCAAGGAAAATTGGAATCCCGATGATACTTCAATTAAGTTTGAACGTGATAGTGATTTGGTATATTTTCCAGCTGTTAATTTTTCAAAGAGAGGTGATATTTCATACATGTTCTATTATTGTACAAAATTGAAACACATAGGAAAAATAAATAAAAGTCAAAGTAGCCCTAATACCAATTATGCTTTTGCCGAATGTTCATCATTACATACGATTGAAGAAATTGAAATGGGATATAGTTCTATTGGTTTTACCATGTTTCAAGAAACTAAAAACATTGTAAATATAACATTCAAAAATTTAGGGAAAATATTCTATTCGACAACATTTTATTTGAATAATTTGCAAAATTGGAGTTACAATACAATGATAGATAGTTTATTGAATTACTCCTATGATAGAAGCAAACAAACCGACATCGTAACAATTGAATTACATGCGGACGCAAAAGCAAGATTAACAGATGCAGACATTGCAGCAATAACAGCAAAAGGTTATACAATCGTATAAATAATTTCAAATAAAACACAAACAAAAATGATACAATCAAATTACACTGTTCAAATTTTAGAAGCAGAAGAAGGTTTTAAACTGACACAAAAGAAAGACGTAGATATATTAGAAAGAGTATTCACGGATAAAGTATTTCTATCCATAAATGACGATGCAAAAAACTGGAAAGAAATATCAGACGATGAAGCAATTGCACTACAATCAAAGCAACGAGAAATAGCGAAACGATAACAATTTACTTTTCAATCTCTAATGATATTTATATATATAAAATAGTATCAATGAGATATGAAAAAAGACACAAACAAAGAGATTAGATATTTTGGTGAAATAAGAGCTATTGAAGATTCAACAGAAAGCAGAAAAGTTGAAGGCTATGCAGTAATTTTCAATAGTCAATCGGAAGATTTAGGATTTTACGAAACTATTGAATCGTCAGCAATCACAGATGAAGTTATTGCAAAAAGTGATGTATTCGCTTTAATGAACCACGACAATAGCAGAGGTATTTTAGCACGTTCAAAACGTGGCAAAGGTTCATTGAAACTTTTAGTTGATGATAGAGGGCTAAAATATGAATTTACTGCACCTAAAACAGCACTGGGAAATGAATTGTTAGAGATGCTAAAAAGAGGTGACATTAACCAATCTTCATTCGCTTTTACAGTTTCAAATGATGGCGAAAAGTGGGAAAAGAGGGACGGTAAATATTATCGCACCATAACAAAAATAGACCGATTGTTTGACGTATCACCAGTTTATCAACCTGCTTATGAATCCACATCTGTTGCATGTAGAAGTTTCAATGACATATTAAAAATAGAAAAGGATAATTTGATAGATTATTGGAATAATTTAGATGCAGAAATTGATTCAATCAAATAATTATATATAGTAATACAAGCAAAATGAACAGTTTAGAAATACAAGACAAAAAAGCGCAATTAAAATTGCGAATGAAAGAAATTGTAGAAAATTGCAAGAAAGAAATTAGAGAAATGAATGAAGAAGAAAAAGCGGAATTTGATGCAAACAAAGCAGAAATTGAATCTTTAAATTCTCAACTTGAAGAACTAAAAGTAAAATTGCAAAAATATGAAAAAGATGTTGATACCATGGAATCAACGCCAACAGAAAATGAAGAAAGAAATAAAACAAACAAGACACATAGTACTATGAAAGAATTTAGATTATTATCAGCAATCAATAAGATTGCAAACAACAGAAACTTGTCGGAAGATGAACAAGCCTATGTAAATGCAGGTGCGAGCGAAATGAGAAAAGCAGGACTTTCATTTGCAGGTCAAATTCAAATTCCTGTTGAATCCCGTGCAACAATCGCTGCAACAGTTGACAGTGCAGGAAAAGAAAATGTTGCAACAGATGTAACATCAATTTTAGAACCTTTACGAGCTAAAAACGTATTAGTTGCAGCAGGTGCGAAATACATGTCAAATTTGATTGGTGATGTGCAAGTTCCTGTAATGGGTGCAGGCAATGTTACATGGGAAAATGAGACAGCAACAGCAAAAGACGGAGCAGGCACATTTTCAGCAGTGAAATTGCAGCCTAAAAGATTGACAGCTTTCATCGACATTTCAAAACAATTCTTAGTTCAAGATTCCAATGATGCAGAAGCAATCATAAGACAAGATTTAATTAATGCTATCAATTCAAAATTAGAAGCTACAATTTTGGGTAGTGGCGCAGGTTCTGCAACAGAACCAAGCGGAATTTTTGCAACTGCACCAACAGCAGCAACAACAACTTATAAAGCATTAGCAACCTTAGAATCAACTGTTGAAGATGCAAATGTTATTGGTGATTGCAAATATATTATGTCAAATTCCGCTAAAGCTACATTCAGAACTACACAAAAAGGAACAGGCACAGCAAGTTTCATTCTTGAAGGCAATGAAATTGACGGTCAACAAGTTTTAAATACTAGCAATGTGGAAAAAAATATGTTCGCTTATGGTGATTGGTCTAATCTTGCTATAGGTCAATGGGGTGCGGTCGATTTGGTTGTAGACCCTTATACAAAAGCAGCGGACGGGCAAATCAGACTTGTAATCAATGCATATTTCGATGCAAAAGTATTGAGACCAGAAGCAATCGTAACAGGAAAAGTTGCATAATAAATTTACAATAATTGAACTAATATAATATCAATATGTACTTGAATTTAGACATAGTAAAAAAGCATTTAAACATAGAAAAAGAATACACTTTAGACGATGAATATATATTATCTCTAATGTGTGTTGCAGAAAATGCAGTTGCGAAGCATATTGATAATAAATTGCAGAATTTAGAAGATGAAGCAGGAAATCTACCTGCTTCTCTTTTACATGCAATAATGTTGTTAGTCGCTAATTTCTATGCAAACCGTGAAAGTGTTGCATTTGCTTCATCAAGCGAAATTCCAACATCATACAACTATCTATTAGATTTATTCAAAGATTATTCATCAAAAACAATACAATAATGCAAAGCGGATTACTACGAGATATAATTGAATTTGAACAACGTGAATTGATAACAAATCAGTTTAACGAACAAATGGTTGAATATCATAAATGTTTAACCACAAAAGCACAAGTTGAATATTCATCGGGAAATCGTGCGATTGAAAATAATGAAATGGTTGTAAATTATAGCCCTGTTTTCAACATTAGATACTACCACAATATTAACGAGACAATGCGCATTAAGTTCAATAATCAGTATTATCGCATTATAAGCATTCAACCATTTAGGCAGTATCAACAAAAACGAATAATAACTGAATTAATCAATGAATAGTAATGGTAAATAGTAGTAATGAATTTACAGTTGATGCAAAACAAGTGATTGCGATGTTTGGTGAATTTAATGCAAAGTTGAAGAAGAAAACATTTACAACAGCATTAAGAAAAGCAGCAAACATATTGCGAAAACAAACAATCACAAATTTACGTCAAGTTGTAAAAAGAACGAGAAGCAAAAATAAATGGAACGGCAAGACTTTAGAAAGCGGAATCCGCATCAAGATTGCAAAGAGTGCACAGGCTGCAAAAGTGCATTTGATGGGTGATTTTCGATTGAAGTTTTTCGAAATGGGAACGAGTGACAGACAAGTAACTAAAGTGAAAGGAAAGAAGCTAAAGAAGCCGAGATACACAGGAAAGATTGATGCAAAGAGATTCTTTCAAAAAGCAAAACAAACAACAGAAACACAGGTATTTAATTCAATTGAACAACACTTGATTGAAGTAATAAAAAAGATAAATGAGAAATACAAATGACAGGAATTTCAGTTTTAAAAAGCATTTATAAACTATTGGTAGCAAATGAAGATTTAGTTGCCATGGTTGACAATAAAATGTTTCCTTTGATTGCAAACGAAAATACAACATTTCCTTTTATCGTTTATCAACGTGATTCAATTTATGCAGAATATACAAAGGACTGGCGATGCAATGACAACATCAACATTAGTATCAATATAGCAGCAACAACATACAATCAATCTATTGAGATTGCAGAATTAGTTAGAACAGCAATTGAAGGCAAAAGAATAGATGATATATCATCAATTAGATTGATAAGTATGAATGAGGATTTTTTAGAAGATACATACGTTCAAAATCTTCAATTCAATGTAATATTTGATTTTTAATTGATATTTATATATAGAATAAAATACAAACAAAATATACAACCATGGCAGACACAAAATATATAAAAGGTGGGGATTTAATGTTGTTTCAAAAAAGCGGAAGTGATTACACTGCATTTGCTTATGCGAAATCACATAGTTTGCAACTTGATGCGGATTCACTTGAAGTTTCTTCAAAAGACAGTGGAAAGTGGAAACAATTCCTTACTACAAAACTATCATATACAATTAATGCAGAGCATTTGTTTACAGAAACAGATTATAATTCATTAGTTGAAAAGATGATTGCACGTGAACCGATTGAAATTTTATTTGCAATCGCTACAAATTCCAATGACGAGGACGGGAAGCCCGCAGAAGGTTGGACGGCTGGAAGTGGTTGGAAAGGTTCGGCAGTAATCACAAGCGTATCGGTAAATGCGAATGACGGTGAAATTGCAAGTTATTCAGTCAGTTTACAAGGTTCTTCACCATTAACGAAACAAGCATAACAAACTATAATCTTCTTTTGATGAAGAGTGAAGTAGTATTAGATACTGCTTTGCTCTTTTTTTTATATCTGATTGAGATATTTATTATAAAAGAAAATTGAAAATGAAATTGAATATAAAAGAAAAAGAGATTGAATTAAAATACACAATCAGAGCATTATTTATTTTTGAAAAGATAGCAAACAAGACATTTTCAACCACATCATTAACTGATATGTATTTGTTGTTTTACTCATTAATTATTGCAAATTGTCCCGACATTCAACTAACCTTTGATGAATTAATTGATATTTGTGATAATGATATTACTATCTTCAACGATTTTGCAACATGGTTAACGTCAGAGTTTGAAAAGCAGGCACAATTCAATGAAAAGAAAGAATCTAAAAAAAAAGCAACGAAGAAGATTTGACAATTGAAAAGTTGTTCCAGTTAATTGTTATTGAATATAAGATTTGCAGTATTGATTATTTCTTTGATAAAATGCAAATGTATGAGTTAAACACAATCTTATCTTCATTAAACAAATCAATTAAAAATGATTGGGAGACAACACGAATGATTGCATATACAATCGCACAATGTAATTCAACCAAACAATTAAAACCGACCGATATTCTGAAATTTGATTGGGATAATAACGACCACGATAAACAAGAAATAATAACACAAGAAGATGTTGCAAGATTGAAAGAGAAAGCAACAACTTTTGCATCAAAATTAAACACAAAATAGCATGGCAGATTTAGTTACAAGGCTAATACTTGATAATAAACAGTATAATGACAACATTGCAAAAAGCAAGCAACAGACACAAGATTTTGAAAACATTTCAACAAAAATAACTTCAACAATTGGAAAGTTTGCGGTAGCAATTGGGGCTGCACATACGGCAACAGACGCATTTAATCAAATTATTCATTCTTCACAAGGAATCGGAGATGCTTTTGATACAACATTAGGGGCTTGTAAGATGTCTGTTGATGCTTTCTTTCAATCATTAACAACTGGTAACTGGAACGCTTTTAATGATGGTATATTATCGACTATTAGCAATATGAAAGAGTATTTAATTTGGAGAGATAAGATAGGCGATGCAAAATTATCAATGGGATATAATACTAAAGTATTTGAGCGTGAATACAGCAGATTAGAAGGCGTAATTGATAATGAAACTTTGGGAAAAGATGTAAGAGAAAAAGCGTACAATGACCTAAAATCATTGATTAACAATTTCAATCGTGATGTTACTGATACACAAAGAGGAACAGAAGAAATGTTAATAAAATCACTATCAGCGAGGTTTGGTAGAAAAGACTTCACACTATCAGATATTGATAGATACATTGCAATTTCAAACAATGATTTTTCTACAAGAAAGGAAAAACAAGCATTAACAGAGTATCAAAATAATTTAAAGGAGTTTGAAAAAAATATCAATGCAATTCAAGGTAGAATAAATTCAACTAGAGGTGATACAAACGAGTTTACTGGAGAGACGAAAAAACAAATGCGTGAAAAGTTGATAGAGTTGCAAAATCAACAAGCAGCATACATCAATCAAAATGCAGAATTGGAAAAACAAAATATTTTATATAATGATAATGACAAAGCAAGGGAACAAATGATTAAAGACTATGAATATGCAGTTGAATTGCAACAACGTGCATACGATTATCAGACACGTTCGCTTGAAAAACAGAATACAATACTATCATTATCTGCTAACACTTCAAATAATTCTACAAAAGTTAAAGCAGAAGTTGAAATTCCAAAAGGTTCTGTTGCAGAACTTGATAAACTTATTGCAGAAGCTAAAAAGAAATACAGTAATGCAGTAAGTGATGCAGCGAGAACAGAAGCATTGAAATTGATAGAAGAATTAGAACAAAAGAAAGTGGTATTAAATATCACTGCAAAATTTAATAGTAGAGATTTAAAAGATTTAGAATTGCCTGCATTGAAATCATCTGATTTTGATACTTCAAAATTGAAACTAAAACCAATATTCACAAAGAATGATGTTAATTTAAATCAAGACTATGCAAGCTCAATTAATGATGTTGCTTCTGCATTTTCAACCATGGGAAATACTATGTCTACCATTTCATCATTAACACAAGACGGTGCAGATAGTTGGTTTAATTACTCAATTAGTTTAATGTCGGCTGTTGCAAACGCAATCCCTGCAATCACTGCATTAACAACAGCAAAGAAAGCAGAAGCGAACGCAAATTTGGAAGCAGCCGCAACGGGTGCTGCAAGTTCTGTTGCTTCAATTCCTTTTGTTGGTTGGGCAATGGCAATATCTGCTGTTGCAGCAATTATTGCAGCAGCAACAAACATTCCAAAATTAAAAGATGGTGGTGTTGTATACGGAAATTCAATTGTCAATGTTGGTGAATATGCAGGTGCAAGTTCAAATCCCGAAATTATTTCACCACTTTCAAAATTAAAAGAATATATCAGCCCAAAAGAATCTAATTCAATTGCAGGTGATGTGACATTCAAAATTAGAGGTCGAGAATTGGTAGGAATATTATCTAACTATAATAAAAAGACAAACAAGATAAAATAATGTGGAGTACAAAATACTATATACCATTCAAATCTGTTGATGAAAACGAATATAGAATTGATATTGAACAAAATTCAATGACGGATGCAAAAGAACTAATAGGAACTTCAACATCATTTATAGTAAATATAGATGATGATGATTTTCTTTATAAGCCACATAAATTCAGTACTGCAACAATTTCTGTTGCAGGTTCTGATTATTTGCAATCATTATTTAGTGAATCATATCAAGATTTTAGAGTGAATTTGTATAAGAATGACAAATTAGTGTGGACGGGTTTTATAAGCCCCGAAACATATTCACAAAACTATTCAGACGATGTTTTTGAATTTTCAATTGATGCAATATCCGCATTAGCAACATTGCAATATATTGATTATAGTGTTATCAATACAGAAACACAAATCACATCAATATTCAGCATTATAAAGAAATGTATTATAGAATCAAAAGGGAAATTCAATAATATATATATTCCATGTACATACGAAAGCGGAAACACAAACTTTCTTGAATCACTAACAATATCAGAACAAAATTTCTTTGATGAACAAAGTGAAGCGATGAAATTAGATGAAGTGTTAGATGAAATATGCAAAGTATTGAATTGGACTGTTTGCGACTATAATGGTGATGTACAATTTATTGATATTGATTATATATCAAAAGGATTCACTAAATATCTAAAATACAATGCTGATTTATCATCTTTTGAAATCGTTGATATTACAAATAATGTAAATGTACAAGATGTACAATATTGGGGAAACGATAACCAATTAGATATACTTGGCGGCTTCAATAAGGTTAAAGTAAGAACAAACAATTATAATACAACATCACAAGTTCCAGAAGATGATTTTGAAAAATTAGATTGGTTCACTGGCAAAAAAGATACTAACTACAAAAACGAATATGAAACAAAGCAATATTTGAAAAGTCAAGCATATAAATTTCAACGTTATCACATTGTAACAGGTCAACCACTAAACGAAGAAGACAATGATAACTATGATTTATTCAAAGTTGACCCTACAAAAGTTTTAGGCGGTTTTGCAATTAAAAGATGTCATTGGCAACTTGTAAACGATAAACCAAACATTTCTGAATACAATTGGGATTACATGTATCAAATAAGATATATATCACATTACAATAGAGACGGAGAAGATTGTACCGATGAACCATTAGATTTTAATAATCAAATTTATATTGCAAAATATGCACCTGTATTACAATTTAACAATAAAAAGAGTCAATTATATAAGAATGGTGCTTTTGGTGTTTCGTTTCAATCTCAATTTATACAGAGCTATGATATGTCATTAGTTAGAGATTATGAATACGGATATTCAGAAGGAAGATATTTTGAACCATTGGCAATATTAAGAATTGGTAATTGGTATTATACGCAAAATGGGTGGATGCAGATTGCAAAAGAAAATTTCAATCCCGAACAACATACTTTTAAAATTCAAACATGGGTAGAAGGCAACAGGTATCGAAAATGGTACACGGTAAATGACACAAAGAGTTTACAACAGAATTATGAAGGACTAAAAGGAATGTGTATTGAATTACCGTCAGGTGTTGAATTGATGGGAGACTTTGAATTTCAATTGTTAGCTGATACATGGGATATGGTCGCCAATGGACTTGGAGTAGGTGCGATGTTTAAAGATATTAAGATTGACTTTTATAAAAATGGAAACGTAGATGTAGATGAAAAGTCTAAAGATAATGCAGACAATTTATATGAAAACATAATCAATTCAAATTATATCAATGCTTTAGACGACATAGATTTAAAGATTAGTACATTCAATAATGACGGCATGGATTATTCTAAATTGATTTATAATGATAAGTATTTAGAAGATAATCTATTTTCAAAATTAACCAATAACAATGTTAGATTAGAAGAACATCTAATCAAACGTATTATTAGTCAATACAAGCAACCACGATTTAAAGTAAAATTATCATTAAAGAATGATGAAAGATTAAATCCTTTTGGAATCATCAAAGATAATAATTTGCAAAATAAACGTTTTATTCTTCAAAGTGCGGAAATTGACTTTGCAAATGAATCCTTCAATATTGTATTAAATCAAATATTTGATTTTGTAGCATAATCCAAAATAACAAGACAAAACAATGTAAGCAATGACACAAGTAATAATGCAAAAAATACCATCTAAACCACGCTCAAAATATCTGAATAGTTCATCGGATTTAACTTTTGTGAGTGGTGGTTTGATAATCAATAATGGAAGTAGCGGAACAACTTCATCAATTGAAATCATAGACAATTTAGATTCAATTGATGCAAATAAAGCATTATCCGCAAATATGGGTAGATTATTGAATGAAAGAAAATGGAACGCAACAGGCGGAACAGTTGATTTAATGACATTGACAGGTGATTTGAAAATTATTGGAAATTTAGAAGTTTCTAATACCTTCAAATCACCTTCAATCAGTGGTAACAATATCACTTCAACCTATATTGATTCAACACAGGGAAATTTTGATAGATTGTTTGCTGATTCAATCACATCATCAACAATTACAAGCGATACGGTTGCAACAGATAGAATCACTTCAAAGGTCTATCAAAGTGGCTTAAAAGGTTTTTCCATTGACGCAAACGGAAATGCAGAATTTGGAAATCTATCAATTAGAGGTGAATTTGCAGCAAATTCAATTAACTACAACAAAATCAGTGCAACGAATGGTGAGGTTTGGATTACGGATGCAGCACAGATTATCAGCATTGACGATACAGTAAAAGAAGTCGTGGTAACTGATAATGTATTTAGAACTGATGATATGTTACTATGTCAAATATTCAACGGAAGCAGTGTAAAACGATGCGAAATTAAAATTACTGCATTGATAACATCAACGACAGAAAGTGCAACATATCAATATACTAATATATCAAACTCTGATAAACTTGTTGCAGGTGACACGCTTGTTAGGGTATCTAATGCAAGCAATACAGACCGAAATCAATATATGAAATTAAGTCCTTATAGTGGTGCAATAATTGATGTTATCAATAGTAATGATGTTGTTACAAGATTAGGTTGTTTAAGTGGTATTAGTGATGCAAGTTTTGGTGTATTAAGCGGCTACGGTCTTTATAGTGATAACACATATTTAAAGGGAAACTTTGCAACATCATCAACACAATTCAATGCAGACGGAAGCGGATTTATTGCGCACAAATCAATCCAATTCGACAAAAACGGAAATGTAACATTTAGTAATAACGTTAAATTGAACTGGCAAAATGATATTGATAATGCAACAAATGATATTAATAATAAGATTGATAGTACAACAGATTCAATCAATAACAAGATTGACAACACAACAGGTTCAATCAATGATAGAATTGATAATTTGGAAGAAACAAGCAACAACAAATTTGAAAATCTTGAATTATCTGCAACAACTGTTTCAAGTGCGGTGACGGAATGCAATAATAACTACTATGATTTAAGTAACAAGGTAGGCAATAAATTGACTTATATCGACAGCACAGGAATCTACACGGGCACACTTGCTGCAAACCAAATTGTAGCAGGACAAATCAATTCAAGCCTAATTAATGCAGATGAATTGTTATCCAATGGTGAAATGTGGGCTTTGAAAAAAGATGGTTCGGGCTATCTTTCTAACAAAAAAATTGAATGGGATGCAGAGGGAAATTTGACATTGCAATTTGGTACGAGAAAGAAGTTTGAACAATACAGCATTGACGATTACAATTTTGAAAATTCTTTCAAAGTTGACTTGGAAAATGGATTAAATTTTATCTTCACCAAAAACAAAGATAATGACCCTCGTACTATCACAATACCCTGTTCGGAAGATTATATTGGTTTAGAAGTCGAGATGATTTTTGATACCAACCCAGGCAATATTCGCGTGCAATGCACTAATAACTATGCACTTATGTGCAACGGACACGATGTACGATACGTTTCAGTCGCACATTCTCCACGACGATTGAAATTGGTTGCACGTAAATATCATTTTTCAACAAAGGGACTTTGTAGTTGGTGGATAGATAACATGGGCGAGTACAAACTATCCAGTGACGAAACTTTTGCATACACATTTTAA